GGTGTTGCAAAGCTGGTCGACGGCGCGTTTGACGGCGCCGATCTCGGTGTCGTCCTTGCGCTCGATGAGCGCGGCGTGGGTTGTTCTGGTCATGGAATGCCTCATGTTGATTGGTTGAAGAGGGAACTGGCGCGCTTGATGCTGGCCAGCAACTGATCGACCGCGCCGTCATCATCCCGATGTCCCGGATTGGCCTTGAACCCGCGCGAGGCGACCGCCTTCGCTTGGGCCGACGAGAGACCGCCTTCATCCCGAAGGAAGTCTTCGAATTCACGAATTGTTTTGAAACGCTCGATCCCTTTCACGCCGCTCACGCGCGCCGTATCGCAGGCGGGAAAGGTCACAAGCGACACCTCGAACAGGTTCACGCTTTTCAGAATGCGCGTGTCACCCTTCCATTCGCGGTCAATGACCTGATAACCGATAGAAAGTCCGGACAATGCGCCCATTTTTAATAGTTCGTAGGCGTCCTTGCCTTTCTGTGTGCTGATCGACAGGCGGCCTTTCATCACAAGGCCTTTGGCGTCCTCGGCAATATCGTCCCACACGCCGACCGGCTGCGATGGATCGTGCATCCACAGCATCGCGGGCGACTGGCTCTTCGATTGCCATTCCGCGAGGCTCTTGGCGAAAGCGCCGGGCACGACGATATCGCCCTGACTGTCCGTGACATTGAACACCGATCCGTAACCGGCGATGACGCCCTGTTCCTCGTTGACGAGCTTCAGTTCGCGCGCGACCGGCGCAAGAAACTTGCTGTCCCGCATGGCATTCTCCTTGAATTGTTAATCTTTTTCGTGTACTTTTCCCATTGCGCTTGAGCACAATCTGGTTGCCGGATCGCCTTCGGGCCCGTGAGGGGAAAACCAGTCCCTCCAAGCGCTTTTTCCTATCCTTTAGCGGAACGAATAAGCTGGCTTCGCGCTCGCAGAGCGGCGATGTTCTTGTCGTCGGAGCGACGCAAGGATTGCAGATAAACCTCGTGGCCTGATGTTGTGCTCTTGACGACGGCGACGTGCCAACTTCCATTCTGCCGCATCGCCAGAAAGTGCCGTTTGCGGTCGCTGCGAATTTCTCCATGATCAAGCAACGACTGGAGCATGCGGTAATCGTGCGCGCCGATCTCGGGATGACGCCGCTGCTTGACTACCGTTTCCTGTGACAGCAGAACCGTACGAACCTTTGAGCCTAGTTTCTTTTGCAGATGCGGATCGAGCACGGCCACCGGATGAACGCCTGACACCGATCCTGAGACAAATTGCGAAAAACCGCTGCCGCGCAGCGCCTTGCTGAGCTTCTTACGCGCAAGAATTTCGGAGAGCCCCTCAAGGAGAGACCATCCTGAAGTCCAGCGGCCGCGCGAGTCGCGTGCTTGGCTGTTGTTATAGCCTTTGCCATCAAAAGGGAGCGCGGCCTTTTGCCTACCTCCTACAGTTCCCACGGATGCTTGCGGATTCGCGCTATCCACCATGTTGATCGGCTGCAGATAGACCTGACCCTTGCCGTCGGGCAGCGGATTCAGCCCTTCCTTCGCGCGAATTTCATCGACGGAAAGGAAGCCCCACTGGCGCCCCTGACCATAGGCTTGATAACGGCTGGCAATGTCGCCGCGCAGCAGCTCATCGACAATGTGCTTGGCGTAAAAGCGCAGCGCCAGTTCCTCGTCGCGCAGCAACTGGCAACTGACGGCTTGCTCCCAGCGCACCAGCCACGGCGTCAAGGTGTAGGTGACAAATTCAAGCGATTGATGCTCGATATTATTATTGGTCGAACGCTCCAGTTCGGCCACCATGTGCGGTGGCACACGGAAAATGCGGCACATCTCCAGAATCTGGAATTTCCGCGATTCCAGCAGTTGCGCCTCTTCGGCGTTCATGCTGATTTTGGTGAATTTCAGACCTTCCTCAAGGATCGCGGTGCGTCCGGCGTTCGACAATCCGGCGTAAATCTCCTCGAATTGCTGGCGCAGGCGCGTCACGACATCCGCCTTCATGCGCCCGGGCGTCTCCAGCACGCCGCTGATGCGCGCGCCGTTGGCGAAGGTTCGCGCCGCATGTTCTTCCGTGGCAAGCCCCAGACCAATGGCCTCTCGCGCAAGGCGCACCGGATCAAGACCGATCCATCCGTTCCAGCTCGGCCCCCTCAGGTGGAAGATTTCGGTCTGTCCGAACGTCGCCTGACGACCAGCGTCGTCTGTCACCGTATACTGGAGCGAGAAGTCCTCACGCCGCCGCACGGCAACCTGCTGCGGCATGATGGGGATAAGCTCGACAATGTCGCCATTGCTCAGGCGGTTGACATAAGCAAAGGCGTTGCCGGTCAGCGCCAGATGCCACATCAGCATCTCGCGAAATTCGAAGGCGCACTGCCAACCGTTCGGCTTGATCGACAACAGCTTGAACAGCGGATGTTTGCGGGCCTCCGTGCGGTTGCCGTTCTGCTCGTGCTGATAGAGCAGTAAGGGCAACTGCGCCGCGCTTTCCGCCAGCACGCGCACGCAGGAAAAGACTGCCGCGACTTGCACCGCCGTATTCCAACTGACGACGGCACCGCTGTGCGCGACACGGCCGCCGCGCAGCGACAGCGAGATTTCATCCAACAGGTTCGTCGCCGCCTTGACCTCCCGTCCTTCCCGCCGGAAAAGTTTATGCAGCATGCCCATCGGACGTTCAGCCTTCCGTTACAGGATAATCATGTCCCGCGTTTCATACGGCGATGCGCCGTCCGCAGCTTCGTTCGCCAGCGCAAGACCGACGGCCATGCTTAACGCCACGATGCCGTCGATGCGGCCCGTGCTTTTGCGTTTTTCCCACTTCTTGTTGCCTGCCGGATCAGTTTGCAGCACGGCGGACGACGAATTCCACGTCAGCACCGGATTGCTGCGAATTTTCAACCGGCCGTCGAGCAAGACCTGTTCCGTCACATCGATCGAGCGCGGCATCCACAGCAGGTAATCGACATTGCCGCCGCCATATCCTTGACCATGCCGAACCAGACAAAGGCCCGTGCCGACGGGCTTATCCGGCCCGTCCCAGATCCACGCGTCCACCCCAAGTTCGTCAAGTTCGCGCTGGAAGTCGTCCATGCGCCACTGGTCGAAGGCCATCGCCGCAAGGTCGTGTTCCGCCGCGAAGCGCGCCAACCCACGGGCGGGATAGCCATAGTCAATGGCGCGGCCTGGAACCGCTTCCAAGAACCCGCGCGGATCGTCGGCCCATGCCCTGTAGTGAACCCGATCGGTACGCGATCGTTCATCCATCGTTTCGTGCGGCGTCCAGAAATGCACATCGGCGGAAAGCGTGCCGTCGGTCTCTATCCATACATCGGCGCGTGCGGTGAGGTCGCGCTTCGATGACAGATCAAGCGCGGAATAGCACCGCAGCCCGCGTTTCTCGGCGGGATCAAAATCGACCTGCGCCCGGTTCCAGATATCCTCGCCGAGCCAGTGGCTGGTGGCATCCGTCCATTGGCAGAAGTTCAGGCGGCGCACCAAGCCTTCTTTCGAGGGGATGCCGAGCGACTGCGTGACCTGTTCTTCTAGATAGCGCTCAGGAATCGTCACGCCGAGGTTCGGATTGACCTTGATCCAGCATGAACGATCCTTGAACGGGTCGTCGCCTTCGTCCAGATCGCAGACATAGCCGAAGAACGCGTCGTCCTCTCTTTCACCTTTGCTGACCTTGATCGCGTAGTCATGGTATTCGTAACAGACCGAGGTGCGGCTGCTGCCGCTGTTCGTGATCATCACGATCAACGCCTGCCGTCGCCCCTTTGTCCCCGCGCGAAGGAATTCGACCATCGCGTTCGTCGGGTGTTCATGCACCTCGTCGAGCAGGGCGCAGTGCGGGCGGGGGCCTGACTGGCCCTTGCCGCTGCTGTCCGAGCTGATCGGCCTGAAGAACGATCCGGTTTTAAGATAAGACAAATTCCAGACGTTTGTGCCGGTGCCCGATTTAAGCAGGCGTTGCTGCAACGACGGCGACTGATCAAACATGGCGACAGCATCGCGGAACAGGATCATCGCCTGATCGCGCTTCGTCGCCGCCGCGTAAACTTCAGCGCGTGGCTCGTTGTCGGCCGTCAGCATGTAATGACCGATGCCGGCCGCCAGCGGACTTTTCCCCGTCCCCTTGGCTGTTTCAATAAACGCCATACGGAAACGACGATATCCGTCAGCGTTCTTCCACCCGCATAGTGATCCCGCGATAAAGGCTTGCCATGGCGACAGGATAAAGGGCTTGCCTTCATGCTCGCCGCCATTCAGCCGCAGCACACCGGCAAAGTAATCAATGATATGCTGGGCCGCCTTAATGTCCCACCACAGCCCGCGAGCCTTGCCTTCCTCCAGATCACGCAGGTGGCGGGCGCAGGCCGCGCGCACCGACGGCCCGGCGCGGAATTTTCCTTTGCATACGCTTTGCGCGAACGCTGTCACCGGATCGACCTGCGCCTGTTTTCTGGCTTTCGCAGGTCGTTTCATTGACATGATCGTTTGGTTTTAGTGTCGAACGTTGAAAAAATGGTCATCGTTGAGCGGCCCTGACGGAACCGCTGGCTTGTGCGGGTTTGTTGAGGTCGTTTCCATTCCTGGCAGCGGCGGCTGGTTCTGGTTGTTCTTGGCCTGCGAGGCGACTTTTGCCCGTGAGGATGGGGTCAATCCGAATTCCATCAAATACTGGCGCATCAGACGAAGGCTGTCGTTCGCCATCTGCACTGCGGGGTTGCGTTTCAACAAGTCGCCGTGTTCGACCACCCTGCCGTATTTCTCTATGTCGCGCCGCGCCAGAATATAATCAGCGTAGCATTCGCAATACGCGACGAACGCCGTCATATCGATATGCGTCAGCAACCCAAGTTTTCCGAGTTGCGGCGCAAGACGATCCCATTCCTCGGCCGCGACAGGCGAAAGCGTGTCCGGCTTGTCCGGCACCCCAAGATCAGGGCGCGGTTCATGCTTTGGTAAAGCACGCTTGCCGGGATTCCCCATGATCTCTTTGATGATTGTTGGCTTTGGACGTCTGCCCATGTCGATCAAGAAAAAAGAAATGCCGATTTCGCGGCTGCGAAAATTCAGGCCCCGTATGGTCTAGGGGGTAAAAAGTGCGGAGGATTTTAGGCCCCCTACCCCTTGTGTTGAGGAAAGCACAAACACTAGGGCTTGTTCCATGGATGGTTGGGGTCGATAGGCCTGCCGTGGACGTCGCAACCGGGCACGGGAACCGCGCCTGATGTGTCACGCGTGTTTCCAAAGCCGCCATCTTGCCGCGCCGTCTTGCGGCTGTGACATGAGCCGCAAAGCGGTTGCCAGTTGCCACGATCCCAGAACAGCTTCATGTCGCCACGGTGTGGCTTTATGTGATCGACCACCGTCGCAGGACGCTTGCAGACGCATAGCTTGCCGCCATTCGCAGCGAGGAACGCCTTGCTTTCCCGTTGCCATTTTCCGCCATACCCGCGCCTTGCCGACGATGGCCTTGCGCTGGACACCTTCATTCGCCCTCTCGCACGAAAAAAGCCGCCAGAAAGGATCTGTGCGGCTTTTTATGGGGTACTATCGTTTACCTCGCACTTCGCGAAGTATGACAATATCTCGTCGAAAAACATGGGTTAGTCAAGAAGGTTTTTTACATCATCGTCAAGCGTGCCACGCCACAGCGCCGCCAGCACACCGAGGCCACGCCCCAGAGTCTGCACGCGATAGGTATCGCCAAGCGCCTCATCCTGCCCGCACACAGCGATCACGGCCAGCTTCTGCGCCACACTCAACGCAGGCAGAGCTTCGCGAACGATACGTTCGGCCTGCGTGACATAGCTGATCCTGTCTTCGAGGCTCATAGCCTTGCCATTGTCGATCCACTCATGAACTGTCGCCGCTTGCATTGTGCGCAAGCCATAAATCGTCGCCAGCCACGCAGACCTGAACTTAATCCCCGCCTTGTATTCCGCATCGGCCAGCAGCCCTTTGATACGATAACGATCAAGCCAGCATTCGCACCGCGCCCGCAAGACGCCGACGAATAGGCGCGGACTGGCGGGATCGGGGGCCAGCGTCACGGCGACGCCGCCGCACTTGGCGCTCCGCTCCGGCGTTGCGACTTGATCCCACTTCACCACGCGCTCGCGCCCCTCGTTGAGCCAGTCGATCTTGCTCTTGGTTTTCTTGTTCCGGCGCTTGGCTGGCGGCATCGTTGCGATCTCCACGGGCTGTTGGTGCGAATTGAAATACATGGCGGTGCCTCCGCGTCAGGCGATTGCTTGCCGAACAGCCGCGCAAAACGGCAGCAGCAGCGGCGCGTTCGCGGCGGTCGGCAGGGATAGGCCCACGAACGGCCTGAAGCCACTCACCGGCGATCCTTGGGGCATTCTGATCTTCATGGCCTGCTCCTTTTCTGTGGTACGGTACGCCTGTATTGTCAAAAACACCGTTCCAGTCACCGTTCCGTTCCCCTTACCTCATTCTTTTCATTATATATTTTTAAGAATATTGAAGAAGGTACGGTCGTTTTACTGATACCATGACGCGCACACATTATGAGGCAGTGGCTTCCGAGCGTTCCGAGCGGGATTGAAGAAAGAAATTCAAGTAGATAAGTGGAACGGAACGGCGCTGGTACGGAGCTTTTCCGAATTTTACCGTACCGTTCCAGTTAAGCCGTTGCCCGAATTAGACAAAGCTAATCGGGCGCGGGATCGAAGGGGTCAAAGGGGGCGTGATCGTGACTGGTGTCGAAGGTGTCGCCACGGTCGCGCTCCGGCAGCAGGGCGGCGGGAATGAGCAGGCCTCTGGATTTTCGTCCGACGTTGATCGGCTTGGGCGACGGCCTGACGCCCGGCAGGCGCAGCAGCGAAGCGCGGTGATTGCCGCCAGACCACGGCGTGTTGTGGAAGATTCTGCCAAGGCCGAGATGATCGTTGGAAACGAACAGCATACGCTCCAGAGGGCTCGACCCTTCCACGTCGATGATGCGCAGCCCGTGCGGCATCAGCTTTTCGTTCTCCGGTACCTGCGGCGGCGTCATGCCGCTGGAGGTCAGCTGCCCGATCGTCCGCTTGACGCCGTCGCGGATCGCATCGCACGTGCTGTCCATCAGGCGGTTGAGACATGAGAGCCCGTCACCAGCCTCGCTATCGTCCAGCATGATAAGCCTGATGCGGTGGCGCAGCTGCTTGACGTAGTCAAGCGCTTGATCGAAAGTCGGCACCGCGTCGTGCAGCAGCACCGCCCTCCCCGCCAGCAAGGTGGCGAACATGTCCGCCTGCCGCCCGCTGCATCCATGCTCGCTCAGCAGATCGCGGTATAAATCGAAGGCCTCGCCGAACCGCTTGGCGCCGATCAGGGCGCGGGCGCGGAACCGCGCCGACATCTTTTCCGCCCTTTCGACGACGCCCCTGATCTCGGCAGTCGGCCGCACGGTGGAGGGCTTTTCGACCGGCACGACAAGGATGCG